CCTGGATAAAAGAAGGCAAGAAAGGCAAGTTTATGTCTTGCTCAGTAGGTAAACAAAAAGAGCAGAAAAACTTTAAGGCTCGGGGTGATGACGAGATGCCTAAGATTCAGGATGATGAAATACCTTTTTAATGCTGGCAAGCACTTATGGGGAAATCGTAAGAAAGTACCCGCTTTTTTGGAGATAACATGAAAAAGATAACTATAGGATTAGTAACATATATGTTACTAATGAGTAGTGCGTATGCGTGTCAAACACAGACCATCATAGTAAATGGCAAAGTAACAATTTGTACCTTTTGCCCTAACTATGTAATTTGTAACTAAGAAAAGAGTCAGATCGGGACACATGGCGCAATGCCACTCTTTCACAAGGAGTGCTACCCCCCTACCGATTAGGGTAGCTTTATGAGCTTTAATAAAGACCTTCAGAGAGGTTTAGAGATAGAGGAAAGGGTTGTATCTATCCTACGCAAGAAATACCCTTGTGCGACCCTTGTAAGCGCTTTTAAAGGGTACGATATATGGATACCAGAGATAGATAAAGCCGTTGAGGTAAAGTTTGACCCGATGAGCCAAAGAACAGGCAATATCGTTGTCGAAATAGAGATGTATGGGAAAGACTCAGGGTTAATGGCTACCCAAGCTGATTACTGGGTTTTTTACGATGGGGAGATGTTTGTCATCATGCCAGTCAAGCACATATTTAAGTGCATATTCCTCAGTAAACTACAGTATGTAGAGTTTATTGGTGAGGGAGATAGTCAGATCAAAAAGGCATTTTTAGTAGATAAAAACACCTTGTTTAAGTACGGAAAGATTCTATGAGAGGTATAAAGCTCTTTCGTCTTTGCGTCTAGTAGTAAGTCCTTTTAGTTCTTTACCACCAGCTTTATTCCACTTCATAAACTCCTCGGCAGCACCATCAAATTCACCTCGATTGTGTTTCATCCGAAGGGTAGAATTTTGGAGATTACCGAGTCCAACATTGAAGGCGAAAGACACAAGTGCGCCAAAGCGACCAGGATTAAGACCACTAGGACATAATCGCTGTACTCCGCTTTCAAACCTCGCCAAATCTTCTGCCAACAGTTTATCCACTTCTTCCATAGAGAAAGTTCTGTTCCAGCCGTCTGGGATCGGTAAGTTTTTTCTTTCTTCAAGTTTCACCTTTATATGATTAGGGTCGATAACTCTACCAACTCCTACAGTCCATAATAAAGCTGGACACCGATAAGGGGTAGTTCTGACCCCCTCATGGTGCTTAATCATCTCAATGACTTTATGATCAATCATTTCTTAGCAAAGGCTTGCGTACCGAACCAAAAGGCAATAATAGAAGCAAGTATCTGCATTTCATCTGCATCAAACACCATTGGAATAGCCTCGGCAAACGCTACACCGCTAGACCATGCCCACCAGATAGAGGCAATATCTACAATGATTAGTAGGAAAACGAATAAATAGGTTACGACAGGTCGTACAGAAGCTCTTAGGTTAATGATCCATTGGCTTGCACCCTTGCCTATTTCTATATCATGTTGATACATAGCAGAGCGTTCTTGTGCTTGTGTCTGCATCTGTATCTGATCTGTGCGTATCTCCTCGATCCTAGCTTGTGCAATATAGCCACGCTCTAGCATCTGGAGTTCTCGCTCTGTCTGCATCCTAGCGAGTTCTAGTTCATGCGCCTTATCCGATTTGTCTTGAAAGAAGTCTAGTAACTTGGGCAAACCACCCATTAAAAAGGATATTGCTGTCGAAAGGAGAGTCAGCATTATTTACCCTTTATGACCCCAAGTAAGGTAGTAAGCAATGAACGCAGCCACAATATAGCACATGAGCATTGCTCTACGAACCTTTGCCAAATCTTCTTTAAACTCTTTACTAAGTTCATCGTCTTGCCTTTCTATTTTTTGTTTGATTGTTTCTATTTCTGTCCAGCGTTTAGCACCATGCTTTTTAATGAAATCAGCCTTTACTTTAGCTTCTTCTATGCGAATGGCTTCTTGCCGTTGCCATTCCATCATTGCTCGTTTGAAGTATTGTTCTTTTAATACCTGAGATTCTCGTATTTGTCTTTTACGATCTAGGTCTTTTTGTTGCGCTACTGCTGCTGCATCTTTTTGTACATCAACAATACTTTTAGTTATTGACTTACTAGCCTCACGACTAGCATCCATGCTACCTGTTAAAGACTTTGCGCCCTCTAAAAACCCAAATTGATCGGACATATATCATAGGCTTAGTTTAATTTAAGAACAAGAGAAAGTAGAATTGCAATAATAAACGCAGTAGAACCCATAAGAATCTGCTCTAAGCGTTTTAGCCTAGCGTTGATGCCTGTATATCGTTCAGCACATACAGCTTCGTGTGCTGATAACGCAGCCTCGTTTTTATCTATAGTAGCCATTACCATTGCTCTGCTGGTAGGTCAGGGAATGTAGCTTGTACTGGTGGGTTTAGCGCAATAGCACGAACCGCAGTACGGTAGTCTACGAACTCTTGCTTGTTTAGCAAAGGAACATCAGATACTTGTGTCCAGTCGGTAGCGGCTAGTTTCTGCTCTGCTGTAGCTTTGTTAGCAGCCTTGCGCTCTGCATCTTTAGCATCTTTAGCTTCTTGATCCATGTCTACGCAGATAAACTTAGTAAACCATTGACCGCCTACTTCTTCTACACCGTCTTGTGCTACGACTTGATAGAAAGTAGGTGTAGGCTGTGCGCCATTAAGAACAGGATCAGCACCAAACTCGTTTAGGATTTCTACAGAGATTTGTGGTGGAAAAGATGTATTAGAGTTTATGCTTCTAAACTCTGATTCATACATTGTTGCGCCAGTTGAACGAATACGAATTAACATAATTTTTCCTTTGTTTATGCCACAGCAAAAAAGATGAACGAGCCGCCATTAGCATTAATAGCAGCAGGAGCAGTAGAACTAATCTCAAATCCAGAAGATACAGGATCTATATAGTCTGTAGAAGTAACTTCAGCAGCAGTAGAATTTAACAACAAGTAAGGATCGTTACCAGCAATAATTCCTCTAGCTGTATCCCATACATACCAATCGCCTGTAGAGTCTGTACGCTTAATTAACACAAATCGTGCCCCACCAGTAAACCCACAGTTAATAGTTTGTGTAGTTCCGTTACCTGTATAAGTTCCTACTTTTGATACTCCAGTTACCGAGGCAAATAGATATGCAACATAAGGACCCCATATTGCAGGATTTCCATTTACTGCTACATTTGATCCAAGTGTAAAAACAGAGCTTGTTGGAGATGTGTCATTCCATGCGGTAGAGCTTGCTGCGGCAGAAGATGATAAATTAAGCTGTATCCATTGTGTATTTCCTATCCCACTATGATAAACAGTCCAATTATTACCGTTTGCCCTATCTTTAATAATCATCATCTCAGGAGCAACACCAAGATTATGTGTTTGTGTTGTATTACTTCCTGTTCCTGTGTAGCAGACTACATCCATGAATCCTGATGCTCTGCGAAATATCCAATCAATTACAGGAGAACCTAAAGAACTTTGAGAAAAAGTATTTGTGTTATCGCTAAAACCCCATCCAAAACTACCTTCAGCAGCAGTAGCAGTAGTTCGTAATTGAACTGCATTACCTTGTAACCTAGACCCTACATAAATTGCACTAACGCTATCTCTAGTTTTTGCTATTGCCATGTCAGGAACAAATCCAGTAGAAATAGAAACGCTTGGATTAGCTAAACTTCCTAAATAAACGCTAGTACCAGTAGTAGGCACTTTCATTGGTCTACGGATTGCCATGTAGATGTAGGTTGAAGATGAAGAAAAGAAGTTATTATTAGCAATAAAACCTGTTGCTGAAGGAATTAAATAGGGAATTCCATCGGTTAATTCTGCGTCACCTGTATTTGCAAGTAACCATCTAGAGTTGGTTTGACTAATTTCACGCATATTGTCAAATAAAAACCAAGACCCTGCTCCACTAGAACGCTTCATCAAAACATATTGTGGTTCATACCCAAGATTAACTGTACCATTACCACTAGCATCGGTAGTAAAACTACCACAACTAATAACATTATCTGTTCCTGTTGTACCAAAGCCACCAGCGTTATGGGCGAATAGGTAGGCTACATAAGTTCCGCCAGATGCATTTACAGTTGCATCTGTGCCTAAACTAAAATCTGTGCTTGTTGGTGTAGTGCTGTTCCAGCGAGTTGCGCCTGTGGCTTTAGCTGTTGTAGTGCTTAAAACTAAATACTCAGTATTGGCTAAAGAGCTATGATAAACCTGCCAAGCCCCTAATGTATCTGTTCTTTTAACAATAATCATTCCAGGCACAGAACCAAGATTATGGGATATTGTTGTATTAGAACCTGTACCAGTATAAGTAACTACATCAAAGAACTTAGCTTGTTCACGGAATGTCCAAGAACAATAATTATTGCCGCTTGTATTAATAGAACCAGCTTCATCTGGACCTAAAGAAAAACCATTTGAATTAAAACTAGTTATATCATAACCAACGGTAGCGATTTGAGCTGCATTTGTTGTATTTGAAAATATATAACTTCTTGCGCCTCTTACAGTATCATGTAATTGATGTGAAGCAGTTGCACTTCTGTCTTTTGTCCAAACAAGACCGCCTTTACCAGCTAAATCTATGCTATTAGTGATAGTTTGAGTAGAGCTGTTACCTGTATATAAATAGGTACTAAATACATCTTCTACAAATACTGGTGGTGTACTAGGTGTTCCAGCTAGAGCTTTTTTATTAAGCATCGCCAACCCTCGCACCGTATACTTGTCCAGCTACTTCCCATAGTACGATTACTGTATAGCCTGTAGTATTTAGTGTAGGTGCTGCACCAGCGTTTGTTTTCCAAACTACTCCACTTGCTCCGAATGTAGTATCTGTCCAAGTTAGCGTGTAAGCAGAGCCATCGTCTACCATTAGGACTACAGACTCACCAGCAACAAAATTAGTTGCTTTTGGTGTACGGCTTGCGCCTAGGGTAATTAACTGAATAGAGCCGTTGCCTGGGTCAATCTCAAACGCTGCCCCATCGGTAATCGTAAAGATGTCCTCTAGGATTGTTCCAATGATTGCAGGATCGGTCAAAGTCTTGTTGGTAAGGGTCTGTGTGCCTGTAGTAGTTACATCGCCTGTAGCCCCTGTAGCAAAGCCAATAACACCTGCTCCGTCTGTCTTTAATACTTGGTTAGCTGTACCGTCTGCGGTAGGCAAGGTAAAGACATTGACAAAGGTAGTAAGGTTTTGATCGTATGCTTGGACATTCGTGCCAATCGCTAGACCGAGCGCTGTACGAGCAGCAGAAGCAGTAGTAGAGCCTGTACCGCCAGCAGTTAGTGGAATAGTATCTCCGCTAGTACCAGCTTGCAGGTCTTTAATCTGCTTCATCAGGGTACGGATTGCATCGTTTATCCCTGATGGAGCGCAACCTTCTGCTATGTCAATACCATTAATATCGGTATTACTTGCTGCTGTTGCGGAATATTCCGAGATTTTTGTGATTGGCATTTCTTTATTCCTCTAAAAGTCCTGGTATTTGCCCAGATTGATATAAAAGATTGTATAGTCTTGGATCTACTGCTGGTGGCACAAGCCGACCAAACTCTCTTGCTCCACGAGTTGTTAAACCAGCACCAAAAGCAGTCTCGCCCATAAGTCTTGGAGAAGCTAAAGCAGCAGTTCCGATTGCTGCTGGAATACCGCCAGCACCATAAGCAAGATAACTTGTTGGAATAGATGCTACTCCTTGCAAACCTCTAGGCGCAAAACTTTGTAATGCCTGACCAGCAATTCCTGGCATAAATTCTTGACCGCCAGCAGTTTCTAACTGTTTTGCTAATTTAGTGCGTTGACCGTAGTTTGTTTGAACATTGTCTCGAACCAAACTTTGCAATTTACGCATTGCTGTATCAACAGATGCCTTATTACCAAGGCTTAATGCTTTTTCAATTTCTTTAATTTGATCGGTTGACTCTGAATACGCTTTCATTGTTTTAGCGTATGTTGGTGCTTGTTTCTGTATTGTAGATTTAACAGAGCTATATATTTCGCCAACAGATGATCTTGCAACTCGTTGCTCAAATGGGATACTTTCTAATACATCGCCAACTCGCTTTTTAAGAGCATCTAAACCTTCTGGAGTATGAAATTCTGCTGGATCTAAACTTTTCCACTCATCAACGATTGATCGTGCTTCTTGTAACTTTTGTGCAGCGTTTTCGTTTACAACTTTGCCTTTAAATGTTACTTTGTTTAAACTATTTTGCAAAGATTTATCAATATCTGTAAAGTCTAATATTGACTTGTCATTTTTTATATTTACCATTCCAGAGCGATATTCTGCTTGTTTTACCCTATTTAGTTCATCTAAGTTTGATTTGGCAATATCAAGCAACTCTGTAGGATCTGCACGACCAGAGATGTTGGATCTAAACTGTTCTGCTGTAGCACCACCTTTTTGACCAGCCTTAAATGCTTGCTCAATAGACTCTCTACCAGCACCAGTAGACATTCCTACTAATGGTGCAACAAGATTTTTTCCAGTAGCACTAGCAACTGCGCCAGTTGCACGAACGGTAGCAGCTAAAGGATCAATAGTGCTTGCAACACGAGCCAATGGTTGTGCAACTGCTCTAGGAGCAGCCATAGAACCGCCTGTAAGCACAGTAGATAAATCTGCTAATACTCCAGCAGGATCTTCTGCAATAGCTCGTTTTAAACCTTCTCCTGTACCATAGCGTTCAGCATAAAACTCACCTACTTTACGAGCCATTTCACGAGATTGCTTATCCTCTCCTACAGCTTGTACAAGTTTCTCTGGCAATACATTTTGCAATGCACCAGCACCAACATCCAAAATTGACTTACCAGTTTCTAATGGGCTAGATATAGCAGTAACAATGTTACCAATTAAATTTCTAAAAGACGATGGAAAGTTTGTTATTGCTCCTGTAGCAACTTCGCCAACAGTTAAATCTTTTTTTGGCATTTGTTCTGACGGAGCTGCCATTTGATTTTCAGAACGAATCTTTGCCACACGATCTTTAAGTTCTTTAGAATTAGGATCAACATCATCTGGGATGTTATTAATCGTAATTCCATCTTTGGTTTGGATTGAATATGGCATATTAGTAGTTTACTGTTATCGCTGTTGTTGGAGCAGTCAATTTTCTCTTTGGCAATCCAGAATATCTAAACAATTCATCTAATTGACCTTCGTCAACAGCCTTGTTGTATTCTCCTAAAGAGCGTTCCTCGTACTTCTTACGCAACTTGGTTAAACGCACCAATGTTTCTTTATTCATATTAATAGTACCAGTCATAACTTGACGCAAAAACTCTCGTTCTGCTGGTGTATCAAGACCTTTTGCTCCAATGCCTAATGCACCGATTTGTGGGAACACATCAGCACCAAGTAATGAGTTAAGCAATTCTGTATCAGAAACTTCATTAATCTTTTTCTTACTTCCAGTAAACAATACTTGAGTTCTATTAATGTTATTAATAATATCAGCACCAAGTCCAGTAGTTGCATTTCCTTGCTCAAGCAAGTTTAATGTTTCATTAATTTTGCCAATATTTTGGACAGCTTTTTGACCAGCATCGAATATTTGTGTATTTTTGTCTACTCCGTACTTGCCATAGCCTTTTTGCCTTTCACCTTCTGCTGGCAAAACATTAACAACAGATTGTGGACCAGCTCCTATTTCACTAATTTTTCCTGTAGTTGCGCTAATTTGATATGGTCTATCAACTGGTAATCCTGATTGTTTCTTTTCATCAGCAGTCATTGGTCTAAATGATTCTACTTTATTGCCTTGCATTTGCAATTTTGCAAATTCTAATGGGCTGTATTCAGCCAATGCTGACATAAACTTACTCTGATCTAATGTGCGAGTGGTTGGTAAATTAGGATTAGACATTAAAGCTGCTTTTGTTTCTGCACCAAAATCTCCACCAAATTCAGGTCTAGTCAACATTTCTGCTTGTGATCCAACTTGACCTTGAGTTAATCCTGTACCAGTTGGGCGAGTTACCATAGACTCGCTAATAACTTTTCTAAATGCGTTTTCACGCTCCATCTTTTGTGCAGCCAAACGCTGTTGCAACTGGCTTTCTGTCGTGCCTTGTGCTGCTTGGTAACCAGCCAATAAAGATGGTGCAAGCATTTGCCCAAAACTTCTCTGCTGAGAAGATGGACCACTTAATGCCAACAAATTAGCACCAAGGTTTAACAATCCAGCAGTCTGTGATTGTTGACGAATCTTTCGTGCCTCATCTTCTCCAAGCAAACCAGTAATAGTGTCTGATTGCTGTAATGGAAATAAATAATCTAATAGTGCCATTCTTGCCTCACAGTAGAGAAATCATTGGTCGTTCTTTTTTACGCTTTGGTGCTAGTAAAGATGCGACTGGATCTGATACATTAAATTGTTGTGCTGGTGAAACACGACCAAATGTAGGCATTGGTCTTTGTTCTTGTTGTGGATTTAGCAATTGTCCAGCCATAAGCATAGAACCAAGATTCATGGCTGGTCTTTGCTTTTTAATTGCTTCTTTACCAGCCTCACCTATTTCTTTATCCATGCCAGCAACTTTGTCTGCTGGTGTATTTGCTGGTATTACATTGCCACCAGGAGTTATCATCGCCATTTCTGAGCGATCTACGATTGGTGCTGCTGCTTGACTAGCAAAAAGATTTAATAGCTCTGGAGATCCTGACATGGCTTATCCTAACAATCCACCAATACCACCAATAGCACCACCAATAGCAGCACCGTATGGACCGCCAAATTGCGCTCCCAACGCTGCTCCAGTTGCTGCGCCACCTAAAGCACCGCCAAATTTGTTTCCAGAGCTTTGTGGAGATGTTACAGAGCCAACAGATCCCATAGGCGCACCATAAGCACCAGACAGATAGCTTTGTAACTTCATGTACGGAGCTTGTTGTGCAAAGTTAAAGCGGTTAATTGCATCCTCAAGAGCAACTTGCTGATAGCCTTCGCCCATTTGACCAAGTTGGAGCATCTTATTGATGTCCTCGTAGTCTGCACCAGCTAATGCTGGGGATGCGCCAATCATAGCCTGTTGTCTACCACGCTCGGTATCGTAATTTGCGTATGCCAACTTTCCAGCAGTATCAGTAAGAGCGTTAGCAAATACACCACCAGCACGATCTAATGCAGTACCCATAGCACCAGAGCCATAGCGCCCAGCACGACTAGCGTTGGATAAAGCAAGTTGTGTTGCGTCTTGATATGCCGTTTGAGCGCCAGCAGTAGCGCCTTTAAAAGCGCCTTGAAAGAAAGGGTTTCCACCTAGAAAGTTGCCTTGTACTGTGTTTAGTGCTTGTTGCTGTGCAGCAGGAACTAAGGGATTACCCATAGTTGCCCGTTGTTGAGCAGCTTGCAATGCAGCCTGAGTTTGCTGAGATGGACCAACATAGGTTTGACCAGGAAAGTATTGCGGAATATTTGGCTGTTGATATAGCCTTGTTGCTTCCTGTAGCCCATAATTAATAAATGGGCGCATTATTGGGTCTATCTGTTGAATTTGGGTAGTTGTTCCACCACCACCGCTTCCACCACCACTCATATTATCTCCTTAACCCATGTTCTAGGTTTAAATCCAAATTTAGGAGCGATCCGATCCCATCCTGACCGCCACGAATCAAAAGCCAAATATTTAAAACCGCTTTCTGTAGCAATTTCAGAAACACAGTCAACTGCATTTTTGAAATGACCAACACTATTTGACCACCCACACCAACAATGTAGTGTGTCATTTTTGCTTGATAAAACCGCAAATCCTACTGGATAGTTATCCTCTGAAAATACCCATAAATGGGCTTTTCCTGAATAACAATCTGCATACACATCTTCTGGAATCCAATACTCTGGTGATTTCTTGAGTATATCTTCCAAGCCTGGTCTAACAAAAGCCCACCAGTTTCGTAGTTCTTGAGGATTAACGAGCGTTTTTTGCATACCACAATTTTAACGAATTATCCAACTAAAATATAGCCGTATGTTTTATTTGCCGTATTGTTTGAATAATGGCTAATTGTTGCTGATCCTTGGGTCTGGGCGCTGACATAAACATTACCAAGACTGCCGCCTGATATAAAGTGCATTGTGGCAATAATAGATGGTGTAGCTGGTCTTGTAGGGCTAGATTGTGCAGGTGTTTGTTCTATAGAAACAAGAGTGCTTTCTGCTCTCCACACAATCTCTACATAATCATTTGCTGCTAGTTCTACAAAGAAGTTTAATCCTGCAATAACATGACCAAAAATGCTTGCGCTTTTTCTTGCAGGTACAGTAAATATACTATTAGATTTATCAATATTTGTACCATTCTTTCTAAACCAAATATCTACATCGTGTTGCACATTATCTTGATTTTCAAGCTGTGCGCTAAATTGCAAGTTATAAACACCAGCGTTTCTAACATTCATGCGGCTAGTATTAGACAGATAAACCCCATTGGAGTAGTCTGTTGTGTTAAAAGTCATTGGGTAAGCAACAGTCGTGCTTGCAGCCGCTTGGTCGGT